ACACCGTCTGGTACTATTCTAGACATAACTTGTTGTAGTTTCAAATGAGTTAATTGAATCATATCAGCAAACCCAGTTATACGAGAAACTAAAGATTCTATACGCCCTTTATACATTTTAGGAGCTACTATGCTGTAATTCATGTTAACTTTAACTAGATTAGATTTTGGCCTTGTCATATTTTCCGCCATTTTCCACTCTAATATCATATCATGACCTAGTATTTTTGCACCACTATACAGAACTTCTATTGATCTACTAACTCTTTCAAAGTTGTCATTAGGCGGTGGATTGAAAGTATCAGGTTTTTCTAAAGCTTTTTCTAAACCTGTAGGTGTTTGTTTTATTTTAAAAACTTGATCTGAAAAAGTTTTATATTCGTAATACAATACATATATCATATTACCGTCATTTCTGCCGTTCCAGTTGTAAACCATGTTACTATTACCAGGGTATTTTGATATAGTTTCTAATTCTTCTGGCGTTAAATTTGGAAATTGTTTCTTTAAATCAGATAAAGATATTGCTTTAACCTCGCCTACATACCATAAATCTTGAAAGTTTGGATCTTCTGTATATGAATAAACTAAGTAAGCTGGGTCAACATAACTTATAGTTATACCTTCAGATCTATTCCAAGAAGTTTTTACAGCACCAATACCTAGTATAGTTAAGTCTTCATTAAATCTCTTTCTAGTTAAGTCATATTTATTTCTGGCTAATACATTGTTTATGGCTTCTTCTTCAGCTATTTCAATAGATTGTTTGTAATCTAATTGCATGTGAAGATTTAACTCTTCTTGGTTTTGAGGTAGATCTTCTGGTTTTTCGTTTGAATAAAGATCAAGACCTGTTGCTTCTTTAACATTAGAAATATAAGAATTAGCTTCCATATCTCTAAGTATTGCCTCAGCATAATCAGTTCTCTTTTTTTGAGAGGTTGGATCTTGAGCAAATGCTTTTATGTCGTACTGTCTGTCTGACATGCCGTTTACAACTATATCTACAAACTTAGGTATAATAGGTATAGGTTTCCAATCTAGGTTTAAGTAAGACAAATCACCATTTATAGCTAACTCGTCTTTATATTTTTGTACTGGCTGCTCTGCCCTAGCATATAATCTTAAATTTCTAAAATTATTAAAATTATAGTTATATCTGTTTTGAACACCAGATCTACTGCCGCTAAACCAGTCAGCCTCAATAGCTCTTCCGACTTGTTTACCGTAATCTAAACTTTCTTTGACTCTATCAGGCACAACCTGATCAGGAAAAGAACTACCGTTTTGAGTACTTATTTTCATTTATTTTATTATTTGTGAAAAGGATCCATTGTTATCAAATTGTTTAATTCCTAAATTAATATTTTTTGTAGATCTAACTGATACAGGCCTATATTTGTTTTTGTTACAAGCCATTATAGCTAAACCAGAACTAATGGAAGCATCGTGCTTTGTCCTGTTGTTTATGTCAAATTGTGACCAATCTTCTAATGTTTTTTGATGATAAACATCACCATATTCTTCGTCTACTCTGCCAACATAATTTTCTATATAAGCTTCTATAGCGGCGGCGTGAGACTGCTTTATATCTTCACTTGAGTTAGGTATTCCACCAATTTCTTTTTCGGTTACAGAAAGTTTATTCCAAATTTTATCAGGACGATTAATAGAAAATCCTCTATAACCTCTACGTTTTAAATAGTATAATAATCTAGGTTTATTATTTTCACAAAGTAATGGCATGCCATAAAAAACTAAAGCCATTAAAACATCTTCAAAAAATATCTCAGCTGTTTGAGGTCTAGATATATATTCTAAAAAAAAATGATGAGCAGGTACTTGTTCCATAGAAAACTTTGTTAATCCATGTAACGATCCTTTACTGCCGCGACCGTCAACAGTACCACTGATATCATAAGAATCACAACCAAAAGCTCCAATGTGTTCGCTGCCTGGGTATTTATTTCCATTTTTTAATATTACATTATTTTGTAATTGAGTATTTGGTATCCAAGATATATTAAATCTTCCGTTTTTATTAGGTGTTAATAATACCTTAGTATCTTTTATACCGTTTTCCCATTGAAAATTACCACGCACTATTTTCTTGTCATTGTCAACATCCTCATTGTAATCTATTTGTTCATAAATTTTAGTTAAATTAAATAAACTAGATTTAGTTTCGTCTCTAAATGCATGCTTTTCAGTTCTTGGGAATTGACGATAAAATTCATTTAAGCTATCTTGATCTTCTTTTAAGCCTTCGACTTCGTTTTCCCAGTGTTCAATAACTCCAATTGTAATAGGAATACCATCTGCTCCTTTGACTTTATCTTTTGGCGTAATGAATACAGGTAGTCCGTAAGTATCCATGTATCCTTCGTAGTTCCATTCCATAGGAATGAACAAAGAATAGAGTCCGCTAGAAGTTTGTCCGTTTTTATTTCTTTCTCTAACGTCTGAATTGTTGTATAGTTTTTTGAAATTATTTCCACCTTTATCTAACGCATTTGAAGTTGAGCCCATCATACACTTGCCTACGATTTTTCTTCCCAGTCTTAATGTTGTTTTTGTAACTCGCCAGTTGTTTAATATGTTGTCCGGTCTTTCCCATTTTCCACTTTCGTCGTGTGCTAATATTTTTAATTTCTCACCATCGTAAGAGTTATCGCCTGTATTTTTCCAGTCAATAGTTGTATCAAGTCCATCAAGTTCCTCTAATTGCTCATTACTTTCAAGCTTTCTTCTAGTAAGTTTTGAAGCCGGAACCCTATACGCCAGTTCTGTCTTAGGACGATCCATACCGTCTTGGATCGGCTTGAAGAAAAACGGATAGTTAACGGATATTGGCACAACTTTATCCGTGAACATTTTTTTAGCATCTGATCCAGATTTAGATAATATACCGAATCTGGCATCACTGGATATCGTCGCTTTATTAACAAGCTCTGCTGAGGACATAAATGAAAATCCAGACCTTCTGTTTTTAAGGTAGCACATGCCGTAACATCTGTTATCTGCTTTGCATGCTTCCCAAAATATATAGAATAATCTATTTGCTTCTCTATAATCTGGTGCTCCAATATCAATTTTTGACCATTGCAAATACATGTAATGAGTACCAGTAATATAAGTAGCAATTCCTTTATTGTAGAACCAATAACCTTCCTCTCTTTTTCTAAATTCTTCATCTATATAATCAAACCATTTTTCTTTAAAATCAACAGGATATTCTTGCCAATCAAATCTTGTTTTAATTCTATTTAGCTCTTTTGGGTACTCTGCTTTTTCCCAATATTGTTCCGCTTTTTCTTTGCTTCGTTTAAACGGTTCATTTGTTGCTGGTAAAGCAACCCTGAGATTCTGTATTTCAATGATTTGTCCAATTTGTCCAGTTTTACTTATTACTATAAAATCATAATCAGAGTTATAACCATACTCCCATTTTTTCAAACGATTTTGCTTCTTTAATATTTTAGGATTAACAACATCTAAAATATTTTTATAAAGAGTTTGATTATATCCATGTTTATTTTCTTCTAATTCAAAAGGAAGATCTAAAAATGATTTGCTCATTTGCTTCTCCCTTCTGCAAAACCTTTAAAAGATTTTTGATCTTTAATTTCTTTTGGTTTTTCATTTAAAATATCCTCTTCATCTTGTATGCGAGTTAAAATTTCAAAAGCATCAAATATGGCTAATTTTTTTGTTGCAGCAGCATTTTTAAGTCTGTCAGCTGAGATATCATCTCCTGAGTCAACGATCTTTTCTTGTGCTACTTTAATTAGTTCTTCAACTGCTTTTTGCCCAGCTTGGATTATTTTCTTTTTCGTTTCCTTTATATTCATGGGTTAGAGCTATATTATTTGATTTCATACAATAGAGTCGTTCACCATTTATAATAAACTCAAACTCAGAGTCTGGAGTGAACGTAATAAGTGTTCCAGGGGTTATTCCTAGCGCTTCTAAGGTCTTGTTAGTATATTTTAATATACCAAGCTGGGTTTGCTCTTTATTGTTGCTTAATTTGTCAATATTCTTAACTGGACTGACAAAGCAATAATTTAAATGAGATTTATTATTATACATGTATATTTGCATGGGATCGCAAAAATACATATCATCTTTAAAATATGATCTGCTGTTTTTTTCTTTACCTTTAATATCATAAAATCTTCTAAAAACATTATGATGTACAAAAACTTTATCTCCTTTTTTAATCTTAGTTTTGTAAGCAGCTGGCACTTCTATCACCATTGCTTCTTTACTTACATTTTTAAAAGTTTCTATTTTTGTATTTATTATTAAAGTTTTCCCACCAATCTTTTTAGTATTATTATATCTACCTTCTAATGGAGATACAATAAAATCATATAGACTTTTCATCAATAATTTAAATCATACTCTACAGCAACAGCCATATTGCTGTTAAATTTTTTCCAAGGTAATATTTCGTTTGATTTTTTAATGAAAATAGAATATTCTTTTTGATCATCATCACTAAGTATATTACATATAGTATGACCTCCGTAAACCTCTTGGCCTACGGAGTAATGCATAGCGTCATTTTTGTAATCAGAACCAATACTAATTTTTCTAATAGTAGACATTGTTAATCTTCTTTAACTTCTGTTTCTATTTCAGTGTAGTTACCTGTTTCAATATCTATGTTTATTGATCCATATTTAGCTTCTAAATCTGATTTTTGGTTGTTTATTAGTTTATTAACTTCAGCAACTTCATGTAACGCAGCATGTTTATTAGCTTCTAAAACTCCTATTTGCTGCATTAATTCGTTTATTTTACTTCTATTTTCTACTATAGAATCTAGTTCTTCTTTTGTTATTTTATTATCCATTTGATTTTATTTAATTGTTTTTTGCTTATTACTTATACTATTACTTGTTAATTTACTTTTTAACATTGCTGAATGTCTGTGACTTTACCAGCTGCTGAACCAACGGCGGTTGAATCTACTTGATAGTACTTACCTGTGCCCGCTTTATAAAAACCATTACCAGCTGTTTCTGAACCTGAAACATCTTTGTATATAATATCACCAACCAATAAAGTACTTGAGCCGAATTTATACATTTTACCTTCTACACTCGCTTCGCATATACTTTCATTATTAGCCTCAGCTTCTGTAGTACTATCAAAACTTTCATAATCACATGAGCCAATACTTGTTACTTCGCCGTCATCTCCTAGTTGGTAATAACCCGCTTCTTTATCTTTGTAGTAACCAATAGCTGGATAGGTTTCTCCTGCTTCTTCTCTAAAAATAATATTTCCGACAGCAATAGGCGTAGAAGATGAAGTGCTTTTATATCTAGCAGTATTTGTAGATTGATCACAAGCGTCTTGTCCATCACTTTGCGCTGTGGCAGATGTGTCAAAGACAAAAAGTGCGTTTCCTCCTCCTCCAGGTCTTGATCCAGGTAAACTACCTAAATCTGGTATTGGCATACCTAAACTTATTTTCATATTATTTTTAATTTAAAAAGTATTTGCGTTAAATAATCTATATTTTAATTTTATAGATATACTAACTAAATTAGCTGGAGTTGCATTTGTTGTTATTCTTGTTATAAATGTCGCTTTATTCGTGACAAATGACCTTCCATCATTATTGTATTGAGGTAAATCTCTTGAATAAAATCCATAAGTTGGATTTGTAGGTGCAGAACTCATTATAGTATTTATCTGACCAGAAGGTATTCTTGTTATACCTGCACTTGAATCACCGTTATGTCCTTGTCTTATTTCAAAACCATTAGAAGACATAGACCCTGTACCACTATATCTTATCATCCAATTAGATTCTTCTACAATAACAGCTTTGTTAGCTCCAGGAGCATCGATAAGAGTGGTGCCACTTGTTGTACCTGTTGTAAGTGCATCTAATTGAGCTTTAGTAAATGTCCAAGTTCCTTCTTGTGATCCTCTAACAACATTACCACCAGGATCAACACCTAAATTAGCTAATGTATCTTGCGATAGAGCTTGAAAGTTTTGATTTGGCGATAAACTTCCTGTAGTTGCTTCTGACGTAGATTCATAAGCATCAAACGTTAAATTTCCGAATTTTCCATCAATAAATAAGCGTCTTTTAAGAGAAGTCCCATCAAAGGTATAAAAATTAAAATGCGCATCCTTATTAACTGAAATCATTCCACTTTCAACTGATGCTTGTTTAAAAGTTATTCTTGGTGCTGGGCCTTCTTCAACATTAGCATCAATAGTTAATGCTGTTATAGTTGAAGCTGCTGTTATAGCAAAATTAACGCCGTCCCACATGACATCATCACTTCCGCCTATATTAGTTGCTGAACTAAAAACAGCTAATCTTTCATTAGCTCCACCAGACGATGTAACCGTTCCGGCTGCAGTTGTATAACCTTCATCGTTTGTCCATTGACTGTTTGAACCTGATTTGTTGGTAAATGTCTGAGTGTTGCTAGCTGTTGTTGTACCTGTGTTAGTAGTATAACCCTCGTCGTTTGTCCATTGACTGTTAGAACCACTTTTGTTCGTAAAAGTATCTGTGCTACTAGGTGTAACCGTACCAGTAGTTGTGCTATAGTTTTCATCATTAGTCCATTGACTTATATTACCTGTTTTATTTGTAAATGTTTGAGTATTACTAGCTGTGGTTGTGCCAGTGTTTGTTGTATAACCCGCTCCATTTGTTAACTGATTGTTATTTGTAGGTATGGTTGTGCTATTAAAAGCATTAGAACCAAAAGTGTAAGTTTGATCTGTTGTGCCGCTTACACTAAAAGTTAAAATATTTCCAGATTTAGTTATACCATCAAGATAATAATTAACTGCACTAGTTATGTAACCTTCGTCGTTTGTCCATTGACTGTTAGACCCTGATTTGTTGGTAAAAGTATCTGTGCTACTTGGCGTTACGGTACCTGCGTTAGTAGTATAACCTTCATCATTAGTCCATTGTGAATTTGATCCTGATTTGTTTGTGAAAGTCTGAGTATTGTCAGCTGTGGTTGTACCTGTGTTTGTCGTATATCCTTCGTCGTTTGTCCACTGTGAGTTTGATCCTGATTTGTTGGTAAATGTTGTTGTGCTAGATGCTGTGACATCTCCGTTACCAGTTCCAGCACCAATTTGTGATCTAACAGTAGCGCCTGTTACATTTGAGTTTGCAAAACTAAGAGTTCCATCTGCTACAGTTATTATAGCTGGTATACCTGTATCAGTTACCTTAGCAGTATTAGCTGTAATTTCACTTGCTTGAGTTGTAGTTATTGTAGTAGTATTACCAGCTAGAGCTGTTGTTGAAGAAGTTCCTATCTGTAAAAATCCAGTGGCTGTTACATTTGCTAAACTACCATTTCTGGTTAACGTTAAAGTACCAGCTGAGTAAGAGGCTGCTGTAACGTAGAAGTTGTCGCTATCACCGGTAACTATTGTTACAGATGTATCTCCAGATTGATTTGCAGTAAAATCCGTAACTGTGCCATCTACTGATATAGAAAGTTTACCGTCATTAACCGTAGGTATTACTGTATCACCTTCTAAAGCTTTGCCAGAAACTGCGCCAAATCCAGGAAATGATGTTTTTAAAGAATTATCTGATATTGCAGTTGCTTGTGCTGGTGTTATAGTAGTGGTATCGCCAGCTAAAGCATCACTTGAGGTTGCACCTATTTGCAAGAACCCTGAAGCATCTATTGTTACACTATCATTTCTAGTTAAAGTAAGTGTTCCGCTAGAAAGAGCAGCTGTAGTAACAAAAGTGTTATCACCAGCACTTGTAATATAACCAGCATCGTTTGTCCATTGACTTATATTACCTGATTTATTAGTAAAAACTATAGTATTGTTAGCTGTGACGGTACCAACATTATTAGTGTAGTTTTCGTCATTAGTCCATTGAGAGTTTGAACCAGTTTTATTTGTAAAATCAGTAGTACTGTCCGCTGTAACGTCTCCATTGCCAGTTCCAGCGCCTATAAGTGTTCTTATTTCAGTGCCAGTTACATCTGTTGCTAAAGTTGGTGTTCCACCACCAGAAAAAATACCAGGTTCTGCAAAGCTAGTTTTACCATCAAAAGTATTCCAATCTGTTGAGCTTAAATATCCATTTGTGTTAGTGTTGGCTTTTGTTATACTTAACGAGCCAGTTGAAGTTACTGAACCTGATAAAGGTGCAGTTGTTGTTACTGAAGTTACTGTACCAGTATTAGCTGTAAAACCAGAGGGATTTGTATTGTTATAAGGCGTGAATCCTAAGCCATTTGTTATATTTAAGCTTGTCAACGAAAGTGCTCCTCCAAGAGTTAAATTTCCTGAAGTAGCAACTGTACCACTTAAAGATATACCACTTACTGTACCAGTTCCACCAACGGAGGTTACAGTTCCATCAGAGCTTGTTTTACTATTAAAAGTATTCCAATCGCCTTGAGTTAAATAACCATCGCTATTTGTGCTAGCAGCAGTAATTCCTACTGTACCTGTACTAGTTATGGTTCCACCAGTTAATGGAGAACTAAAAACTAAATTACTTACAGTTCCAGTATTAGAAGTAAAACCTGATGGATTTGTATTATTGTATGGTGTATAGCCTAAAAAACTTATAATATTTGCAGACGGTATGGTTAAAGTTCCACCTAATTCTAGATTACCACTAGTTGTGACAGTTCCAGAAAGAGTTATGCCACTAACTGTACCAGTTCCACTAACAGACTTGACAGTTCCGTCAGCATCACTAAATGCTATAAAATTACTAGAGCTTAAGTAACCATCTTGAGTTGTACTAGCTTCAAGCATAGATATTACCGTGTCATTTCCTGTAGTTCTTTCTAAAGGAGATGTTGCTGCTATAGTTTGTATAGCACCAG